CCGGACCCTGAGCCCGAAGGCGACCGGATCGAGCAGCAGATCGTCACCCTCGCGTCCCGGCTCAGGGACGGGGAGCGGCTCACGAAGGACACCGCGGCTCAAATCCTCGGCGTGAGCCCGGCCACCGCGGGCCGTCGGCTCAAGGCTGCGCACGGTCGGCTCAGCGACGGGACGGGGTTCTACCCGTGATCCTCACCGTCTTCTGCCCGCTGGCCGCGCTCCTCGCCGCGGTCGGCCTCCACCGCATTGCGCCCCGCCGCGCACCCGGCCTCTACCTGTGGCCGGCCGCCTGCACCGTCATCCTCCTCGCCCTGCCGACCGCGTACGTCGCCACGATCTGGAGCCACTGAAATGCCGTACATGGCCATCAACCTCGGAGGCGTTACCCTCGGGGTCGGCATCGTCCTCGCGTTCCTCATGCGCTGGTACCTGAAGGAGAAGAAGCGGTGGGGCGCCCTCGTCCCCTTCGTTCTCGCCCTGCTCTACGGGATGCTGGCCGCCCTCGCCGCGCTCGGCGCGTTCTCCGTCCTCGGCATGGCCACGTGGATTGCCCTGTGGGCGGGCAACGTCGCCGGATACACCGCGCTCGTCTGGGGCATCGGCGGCACCGCACCGGACGTGACCCGCGCCCACCAGCTGGCGTTGACGCCCGGCGGGTACGCGGTCGTGTTCCTGCTGACGATCGTGCTGCTGGCCCTGCTGAAGTGGGGGCCGAAGCAGTCCAAGAGCAAGATCCTCCTGGGGTGCATGGCCGGGATCCTGGTGGCCCTGTCGGGCAACGTCGCCGGAGTCGCGGCGATCCCGCTGGGCAGCGGCGTGAACCTCACCGGCGTCGGGTTCACCGGGGTGTTCGGGTGAGCACCGACGAGGCCCCGGAGACCGAGGCCGAGGAGGTCGAAGGCCCGGGGGAGTCGGCCGGGATGAGCGAGCGCACCGCCAAGCTCATCCTCGCCTCCATCGCCCTTGCGGCCCTGGCCGCGATCGTCATCGTGTTCCCCTACGTCGCCTACTTCGTCGCCGGGATCATGGCGTGCCGAGGCTGGCAGAAGACCCGCGGATGGATCGGCCGGCGCGGCGACGACGAGGACGGAGCGGGCGAGCCAGAGGCCGACGAGACCGTGGCTGGTGCCGCCGAAACGTGGCGCGTGCCGACGTTCCACGAGTTGTGCGAGTCCCGCGCTCGCGTGGGTACGCCACACGCGCACATCGCCGTCCTCGCCCACGACTTGGGCACGACGCCCGAGCGGGTGCGGGAGGCCCTCGACGCGTGCGGCGTCCAGGTGGTGGGCGTACGTATGCAGGGCAGGGGTTCATCCACGGGCGTGAAGGGCGATGCTCTCCCCACTCCCCGATCGACCCTGGGGGGTGTTGTTGGTGCAGGTCAGCCCGCCAACAACGACAACAACAACGCCTCGGCGACAACCCCGGAGAAGGGGTTGCGTGTAGAGCCCATCGGGCAGGCCGGGACCGTCATCCACAACCCGGCTGACGCTGTCCGCCACCACCAGGTCGGCAAGTAGCAGAACCTCCTCGGCCCCGTCGCGAACCCCTCCCGCGGCGGGGCCTTCGTGCGTCATCCTGAGCTCATGCCTGCCGCGCTGAAGTTCACCGGGGAAGACAAGGACATGACGCTCGACGAGCTCGCCGCGTTCGTCGACGCAGCCCGGAAGGCCGGCGTGCCGCGGGACAATCCGATCCGTGCGGAGCTGTCGACGAGCGGGAAGATCAAGCAGGTTGAGATTGCGCTCGCCGAGGACGACGACTGACCGCGCCTGCCACACTGGAAGCTGCACGCCGGGTAACGCCCGGCACCCTGGCCCCGCCGCACCCCCCCAGCGGCGGGGCCTTCGCGTGATCATCTGTAGTACTGGTCCGTGTACTCCGGGCCGCCCGGCTCGTCCTCGCACCCCTGGTCGTGATCCGGTGTGCCGCCGTGGCTGATGACGAACGAATACCCCTGGGGCAGGGTGCAGCCCTTGTCGGCCCAGGAGTTGGCCATCATCGTCCAGACGATGAGGAGGACGACGGCGGCGATGGTCTTCTGCATGCGGGTGGGGCGCCAGCTGCGGGCGGCCGTGGTGTCTGACATGCGCGTGATTGTGGCGCGGCGTGTGCGGGGCGTGAAGGCGTGTGACGGAGTCGTGACGTGAAGCGGCCCCGCTCCGGTTCGTCCGGGCGGGGCCGTCATCATGCGGTGGGCTACTGGCCCGCGTACTCGTACACGAGGGTGCCGTCGTCGTCGCGGCTGGGCTGCCCAAGCCTGTCGAGTCGGGGGCGGTAGACCGCTATGGCGAGAGGCCGGAATGGTGCGGTCAGATCGGCGAGAGTCGGCGGCCCTGGCTCCACGGGGAGTCTGATCCCTTGGGGTGGTTCGCCGGTGCCCCACGTCACGGTCTGGCCGTCGTTGGGGCCGCCGATGAAGCGAACGCGGGTGGCGTCGCTGTCGAGGTAGAGCGGGAGCAGGTCCCCAGGCTCGCTCATGCGGTCGGCTCCTCGCCCGGACGCTCGGGATGGCCTTGCAAGTCTGGGTGCAGCATGAACAACATTGCCGACTGCATCCGCTGCACCGCTTCAACCGGGCCAGGCCGCTCCACCTCGCCAAGCAGCGGCGCATCTTCAGGGGCCGAGCACCACCCTTCCCACCAGCGCGCACCCACCCTCAGGCAGTCGTCACCGACCGGGTGTCGGTCGACGAACACGAAGTTCGCCTCGACGTCCGCCATGTGCTGTTCGCAGACAAGGGACGATTGCAGACCCTCGGCCGGTGTGTCGTTCCAGGCGATGTGCCAGCGCGCTGTGGCGCCGCACGGGCGGCTGCCGGATGTGCCGTCGACGACGGCGCATCCGGGGTCGGGGGCGGGCGGCCCGTAGGTGGGTAAGCTCATGTGGGCTCCTCGTCCGGGCGCACCGGGCCCGCGCTCGGGTCGACCACCGCACGGAAGCGGTGCCCACACGGCGACCAGCGCATGAGCAGCGCTGTCTCGTACACGCCGAACCGGGGATCCTCTACCCGCTCGTCGATGCGCTCGGCAGTAGTCCCACACGCGGGGCAGGGTGGGAGCGGCGGTAGAGGCTTGCCGCGCACGATCGTGCCGAGGGCATGCACGGGCCGGTTGTTGAGCTGCCGTCGCAGTGCGGCTACCTGCTCGCTGGTGAGCTGCTGCGGCTCGCTCATCGGGTCTTCTCCTCGCCGCTCACCGGGCGCGGGTCGATCAGGTCGATGACGTCTCCCGCCGACACGATGTCCCCGTCCTCGAGGGGGACGCCGACCTCGCGCGCGTAGGCGCGCTGCTCCTCGGCCAACTGGTGCGCGAAGTCGTCGATCATCTGCCAGCGCTCCCCGGCCGGAAGGCCGCTGAACTGGAGCTGGTCGAACAGCCTGTCCCGGGCTACGTCGACGGCCGGGCTCCACTTGCGGCTCATGCGCTCTGCTCCTTCTTCGGTCGGCCGCCCTTGCGCGCCCGGCGATCGGCCAACTCCTGCTCAGCGGCGGCGAGCTCGGCGCGCTCGTGCTGGTTGCCGTGCTGCTCGATGAACGTGCGGACGTGGTCGACGAGGTCGGCGCTCCGGTCAACGCCCTCGCGAGCAGCGGCTGTTCCGTAGGCGTCCCACAGCCGGCGGGGGATTCGGAAGCGGGTGACGAAGGTGTGGTCGGTGGCATCTGGCATGCGATCCATGTTGCCACAGAGTTTCTTGTCCGAACAGCTTGTGTAGCCACATGGTTAGCGATACTGTGTAGCCACAAGGAAACGAGCAAGGGGGCAGCAATGCAGAACACCACCACCACCGAACCGGCCCGCTGCCTCCACTGCCACCGCATCCTCACCAGCGCCAAGAGCATCGCCCTCGGCTACGGCCCCCGCTGCGCCCGCAAAATCCGCAACGCCGCCGTCGACCTCACCGACTACAAGCCCCACCAGGTCCAGTCGGCCCGCGAGTTGATCGAAGACGGCGCGATCATCCCCCTCCGCTCCGTCATCTTCATCGCCGTCAGCACCGACGGCACCGAGACCTACAAGACCGCCCCCACCGCCTGCACCTGCCCCGCCGGGGTCAAGGGCTCGCGCTGCTACCACCAGCTCGCCGCCCGTCTGCTTCTCGCCGCCTGAACGGAGAGCGACATGACCACCCACATCCGTCAGCGCATCGCCCGCAAGCGGGGCAACAGCTTCTACCGGGTCCAGTACAGCTCCAGCGAGAACGGGAGCCGCACGCTGTGCGGCGCCTCGCCGACCGACCGGGACATGGGCTGGGGCGAGTGCCGCTTCGCCAAGAACCTGGCCTACGTGACCTGCGACGAGTGCAAGCAGCTACGCCAGCCCTGAGTCTCTCGCCACGGTCACCGTGCTCTACCCCGTCGACTGCCCCATCACCACCCGCGTCCAGCTCCTCGCCAACGCACTCGCCGCCTAGGAGGCCGCCATGACCACGTACACCCCCGCCATCGGCGACCGCATCATCGTCCGCCGCACCCCCGGCAACCACGCCCGGACCGGCGTCATGACCGGCACCGTCCTCAACGTCCTCACCATTGACGGCATCGACGGGATCATGCACTTCAAGTGCGACCAGGGCGGCACCGTCTACCTCGCCACCAACGAGCAGATGGCGGAGATCGGCGTTACGCAGACGATCGAGCCCGCGCCCGCCACCTGACCCCGCACAGCAGAGGGCCCGATCCCCGGTCTCGCCACCGCCCCGGGAATCGGGCCCTTCCGCGTGCACCACCGTCCACCAGTTGCACACCCTCGTTACCATCAGACCATGGTTACCGGTAACAAGCCACCCGTACCGGCCGAGCCCGAGCCCCAGCAGCCCGCCGGCCACACCACCGGCAACGGCCAAGCCAGGGCCCGCGACGGAATGAACCGCTTCACCCGCACACCCGAAAACGCCGCTCGCGACGCCCAAGCAGCCGAACTCCAGGCCGACGGCTGGACCTTGCAAGCCATCGCCGACGAACTCGGCTACTACGACAAAAGCACCGCACGCAAGGCCATCCGCGGAGTCCTCCGTGAAATCGTCCGCGGGCCCGCCGAGAAGCTCCTCCAACTGCACATGGACCGGCTGGAGAACCTGTACGACGCGGCCCTCGACGTGCTGGAGACGGACCATGTGATCGTCTCCCACGGCAAGGTCGTCACCGGCGCGGACGGGCAACCGCTGATGGACAGTGCGCCGAAGCTCGCCGCGATCCGCGAAGCACGGCAGACCCTCGACGCGTTCTGGAATCTGACCGGGATGAAGCAGCCCGCGAAGGTGGCCATCTCCGGGGGCGTCCGGTACGAGGTCGTCGGGGTCGACCCCGCGGACCTCACGTGAGCTGCCAAGTTCCGCCGCGTGTGGGGCAGTTGACCTGCGGAAACGATAGAATCAGGAGCAACGGAGGACCCCGGCGACGGCGCCAACCGTCCCGGGGCATGGCCGACCTGAGAGAGCAGATCGACATGACCCAGCGTACCCATGTCCTGGTACCCATCGGCGGGCAGTGCTCCGTCGATCCTTGTGGCCGCCCGCACTACGCCAGCGGATATTGCAACCCCCACTGGCGCCGATGGAAGCGCAACGGAGATCCAGGCGCGGCCGAGATCAACAGCACGCCCGAGGAATGCTCCTTCAATGGATGCGGGCGCCCTCGCTCGGCCAAACGCCTCTGCGCCAGCCACTATGCCCAACACCGCAAGGGCAACCCGCTCACCGCGCTCAACGACCGCGTGAACCCTCGCGGGCGCGACGCAGCGGGCAACAAGCGGTGCGCCACCTGCAAGCAGTGGAAGCCGCCAGCCGAGTTCCGGGCAGCCAACCGCACCGCGGACGGCCTGGACTCACGGTGTATCGGCTGCTCCCACGACATCAGCATCCGGAAGCTCTACGGCATCGGCGCGGTGCAGTACGCCGCGCTACTCGAAGCGCAAGGCGGAGGCTGCGCCATCTGCGGCGGAACGAATGAGAGTGGCCGCGCCATGGCCGTCGACCACGACCACAGTTGCTGCGCTGGGCAGCGGGCATGCGGAAACTGCGTGCGCGGGCTGCTGTGCAGCAACTGCAACATGGGCATCGGCTTGTTGCGTGACGACCCTGAGCGCCTGGAAGCAGCAGCTGTCTACCTGCGGCGGTACGCCCGTGACTGAGACGGTCGTGCGGTACGAGCCGAGGGGCGGCGCGAAGGAACTTCTTACCGGCCGCGATCAGGAAGCCTGCATCGCGGGCCCCGCAGGCACCGGCAAGAGCCTGGCCATGCTTCAGAAAGCCCACTACACGAGCCTCATGGTTCCCGGCTGCCGATCGCTGATCG